GGGAACAATATGATCTTCGTATTTTAAGAGGCGATATTGATCGTTTAATTGAATCCGATAATGATGTAATCAAACTTAAGTTGAAGTTAGATTATCAAAAAGAAAAAGTTAATTACCTAGAGAATATCATTAAGATAATCAATAACAGACAATGGAATATTCGTTCCATTATTGATTGGTTAAAATTCACTAATGGTCAGTGAATAAATAATGATATGTCTAATTTGGTTATTGAAGAAGTAAACTCAGTTTATATTCGAATTAATTGCGAACGGTCTATAGCAAAGGAGTTAAACCAATACTTCACCTTTGCTGTTCCAAATTATCAATTTACTCCTGCATATAAAAATAAAGTATGGGATGGACAGATTCGTTTGTTCAATCTGTTCACTCATACAATTTATTCAGGTCTATTGGATTATGTTGTAAAGTTTGCTAATGACAGAAACTATACAGTAGAAGTTCCAAATCAAAAGGATAATAAATTCACAGAGGAACAAATCGGAAAATTCGTTGAAGAATTTATAAGACCTACTGCGTCAAAGAAAAGAATAACAGCACACGATTACCAAATAAAAGCAATAACTCATGCGATAAACAAAGAAAGAACTCTACTACTATGTCCTACAGGAAGTGGTAAATCTTTAATAATTTATTGCTTAATTAGATTCTTTCTAGACAGAATAAAAACAGACAAAAAAATATTAGTAGTAGTTCCTACAATTGGATTAGTTTCCCAAATGTTTAGTGATTTTGAAGACTATTCTACTGAAAATAAATGGTCAGTAAATCGGTACTGTCATACCATTTCCTCCGGAAAAGAAAAACACACGCACAAAAAAGTAGTGATATCTACATGGCAAAGTATTTACAAAATGCCAAAAGAATTTTTCGATGACTTTGATATGGTAATAGGAGATGAATGCCATTTATTCAAAGCAAAATCATTATCATCTTTGATGTCAAAATTAACAGAATGCCCAATCAGAATTGGTACAACTGGTACTCTAGATGGGACTCACACTCATAAACTAGTAATAGAAGGATTGTTTGGTAGAGTTTTGCATGTCACTTCTACTTCTGCTTTAATACAAAAAAATCTATTATCTGATCTAACCATAAATTGCATTCTATTGAACTATGGAAATAAAGATATAGAAGAAACAAAAAGAATGCTCTACAAAGAAGAAATTAAATGGTTAATAACATGTAAACGAAGAAATTTGTTTATAAAAGATTTAGCCAAACAGTTAAAAGGAAATACTTTAGTTTTATTTAATTTTGTAGAACTTCATGGAAAACCACTTTTTGAAATGTTTAAACAATCCATTTCAGAAAAAGAAATATATTTTATTCACGGTGGCACGGATGTAGAACAACGGGAAGAAATACGAAAAGTTGTAGATAAAGGAAGCAATGCAATATTGTTAGCATCTTACGGTACATGTTCTACGGGAATAAATATTAAAAACATTCATAATATAATTTTTGCTTCTCCCTCAAAGTCCGTAGTTAGAGTTTTACAATCTATTGGTAGAGGATTAAGAAAAAGTGAATCTAAAACCGCAGTGGATGTGTATGACATAGGTGACGATTTGCGATACAAAAAATATCGAAACCATTCTCTCAATCATATGGATGAAAGAATAAAACTATATAATAAAGAGAAGTTTAAGAATAAGTTGGTATCTCTGCGAATAAAGGAGAATTAAAAATGTCCCAGAGTTACAAAATAATTAAGTTAAAGAGTGGCGAAGAATTAATAGCAACTGTTTCGGAAACAGATGGCGGAAATTTTCTTTTAGATAAGCCAATGGTTTTTAAAACAGTAGTGATTTCTGATCACACTGGTTTGCCGCGTGAAGGTATAGTTCTAAAAAATTGGCTACTCTTTGGTAAAGAAACACAAACAACAATTCCTTCTGACTTTATTGCCACAATGTTAGAACCAACAAGAGATGTTGTTTCACATTATCTGGTACAAAAGGAAATGCAAATTGATTCTGTCTTTGAGACAAAAGAATTAGAAGATTTTGCCCCCAAACAAAAGAAGACACCTCCTTCTCCCGAAGAATATGAAAATATGATATCTGACATGTTTGCCAGCATCTTCGAAGATCTAGACTTAGAAGAAGAGATAAAGTCTAAAAGAAGACCAAAAAATAAATCAAATAAAAACGATATGAATAAAGATCATATTATCCATATGAATATGGTTTTTGGTCCTGAAGTTTTGGCTTTTATGATAAACGAAGGATTAATTGATCCCCGTGATATAATGGAAATGATCGAACACTTCAATTTAAATAATAAAAACAAGAAAAAGAAAAGAAAAAATAATCGTGAATCTATTAATGATAAAAAATTTACCGGAGATCAAACCAATAGAAAAGACTTTGGTAATAAGTGGACTGACTGGGATCCGGATCCGGACTCAACAGATTATAAGTGAGTATATAGAGATACTTAGTATATTCTTTAAGAACTATACCTTTTCTCATACCATACACAGAAAGTGTAACACTCATGTCAAGAGAAATCAAGTAATTTTTCTTGATTTTTATGATGGTTTGAATTAATATTCTGCTCTGGAGTACATTTAGTATGGCTAAAAAGAAAAAAAAGAAACCTGATGTCGAATTAAAATTAGATAACGACATCAAGGATCATTACATCGATAATAAAAAGTTTTATGAAGAAATGATTCTTTGGAAGAAATTATGCACAGAAGCAGAAGAATTAGATGAACCTAGACCACCCATAACAAATTACATAGGCGAGTGTTTTATGAATATTGCTGAACATTTGTCTAGAAAAGTAAATTTTATGAACTACCCATACAGGGAGGAAATGGTTTCTGATGGTATAGAAAACTGTTTAATGTATGCCCATAATTTCGACCCAGAAAAATCAAAAAATCCATTTTCGTATTTTACGCAGATCATATATTATGCGTTCTTGCGAAGAATAGAAAAAGAGAAAAAACAGGCATACATTAAACTTAAGATGACAGAAATTCATGACGATGGCAATTATCACAAATGGTTCAAAGAAAACTATTTTGATAAAGACAATGTAAGAGAAGCCATGTCTGAATATTTTCAAATAAGTGAAAACGATATTAAAAAGTTTGAACCAAAGAAGAAAAAAAAGAAGAGATGAAGATTGCAATTATCAATGATACGCACTTTGGTGCCAGAAATGATTCTCCATTATTTCTGGATTATTTCATGCGTTTCTTTAATGAGCAGTTTTTTCCATACTGTGAAACACATGCAATAAAAACAGTACTTCATTTGGGCGACCTTATGGATCGCAGAAAGTTTGTTAACTTCAATACACTTGCAAGAGTTCGAAGTGATTTTATTGAAGTGTTTGAAAAAAATAATATAGATTTGCATTGTATTCTTGGCAACCATGATACATTTTTTAAGAACACCAATGCGATTAATTCAATACGGGAACTATTTACCAATCGGTATAAGCATATTCATTTATATGAAGAACCAACTCTTTTAGAGTTTGATGGTCTTAAAATTGCAATGGTTCCTTGGATAAACAAAGAAAACGAGCAAATATTTCATTCTTTTATAAAGACTTGCCCCGCTTCAATTATTTGTGGTCATTTTGAACTCAATGGATATGAAGTAATACCGGGAATTAATTTTGAAGGCGGTATGGATGATACTGTGTTGTCTTGTTATGACATGGTATTGAGTGGTCATTTTCATGGTAAAGCATCAAAGAAAAATGTTCATTATCTGGGAACACAATATCAAATTACATTTTCTGATGCCAGACTAAACAAAGGATTTCATGTATTTGATACAGAAACTAGAGAATTAGAATTCATTCAAAACCCAGAAAAAATGTATCATATCATTGTTTATGATGATACTAAAAAGGATCCAATGGGTGATGATTTTTCTCATTACAAGAACTCCTATGTTAAGGTTCTAGTTTCTAAGAAAACAAACGCCGTTAAGTTTGATCAATGGGTAGATAAAATGGTTTTGGCTGGTGTTATAAATCTTAATATTGTCGAAGAAATGGTAGAAACATCTTCAGATGATATAGACACAACTCAGGATACTATGAGTATTATTAATGAAGAAATAGACAAGTTAGAAATATCAGAAGATAAAACAAAGATAAAAACTCTTATTCATGAATTGTATATTGAGAGCCTTTCTATATGATTGTTTTTAAGAAAATTCGTTTTAAAAATTTTGGTTCATTTGGAAATGTGTTTACTGAGATTCATTTAGATTCTAGGAAAAACACACTAGTATCAGGAACAAACGGAAATGGTAAATCATTTGCATTTCTTGACTCTATAACCTTTGCTTTATTTGGAAAGCCATTTAGGAAAATTAATATCCCTCAGTTGGTGAATTCGATAAACAAGAAAGATTGTATTGTTGAACTAACATTTGAAATTGGTGAGGATCAGTATTTTGTTCGCCGTGGGTTGTCTCCAAAGATTTTTGAAATTTTTAAGAATGATGTACTATTAAACCAAGACGCAAAAAATAAAGATTATCAAGAATATTTTGAAGATCAGATTCTTAGAATGAACTACAAATCATTTACACAGGTAGTGATTTTGGGAAGTTCTTCGTTTGTGCCATTCATGCAACTTTCTGCTGCGGATCGTAGGTCTGTAATCGAAGATATCTTGGATATCAATGTTTTCACTACCATGAACACATTACTTAAGGGTAAAATTGCTGAAACAAAAAGCATTCTTTACACGCATGAAAATAATATGACTTTAGAAAATGAAAAAATTCAACTAAAGAAAAAGTTCATTCAGAGTCTAAAGAACAAAAGCGCAGAATCAAGAAATGCAATAAGTAAAAAAATCGAACAGTTGAATACAGACTGTGATACTGTTCTTGTTAAAAAGAAAGATCAAGAAACAAAACTAGCATCTATATCTTTTGATATTGCTGCTAAAAACAAAGTAGAAACTGCCATAAAGAGGTTTGAAAAACTTAAAACTCAGATTCAACAAAACAAAGATAATTGTGATAGAGATATCGGTTTTTATCACGATAATGATAACTGCCCAACTTGTAAACAAGCGATTACAGAATCATTTAAAAAAGATCAAATAGATTCAAAAAGCCAAAAAAATGATGAATACAAAAAGGCAATAACTGAAATTGAAAGTCAAATAGTTAAGGCAGAAACTCAATTAGAAGAATATATTAAACTTCAAAATGAAATTAATGACATTAAAGTTATCATTGCGCAGACAAAAATTACTCACGATAATCTTTTGGCAAACATAAAAGAATTAACAAAAGATATCGAAAAGTCATCTGTTAGCAGTGATGAAATAGAACTAGAAACAAAAGAACTAGAGGCAATTGAAGAAAAACTAGAAGTCATTTATCAAGAAAGAATTAAACTTCAAGAATCTCTTCGTTGTATGGACATTGCTTCTATTTTATTGAAAGATTCTGGTATTAAGGGCAAAATCATCAAGAACTATTTGCCAATCATCAATAAAACGGTAAATAAGTTTTTGTCTGCTATGGATTTCTTTGCCCAGTTTAATTTAGATGAAGAATTCAATGAAACAATCAAAAGCCGGAACAGAGACACATTTAGTTACATGAGTTTCAGTGAAGGCGAAAAGATGCGTATTGATCTTTCTCTTCTATTGGCTTGGAGAGAAGTCGCTAGAGTTAAAAATAGTGCAAATTGTAATTTGTTGATTCTGGATGAAGTATTTGATTCTTCTTTGGATGCAGTCGGCGCAGAAGAATTCATGAAACTATTAACTGGTCTTGATTCTAAAACAAATATTTTTGTGATATCACATCGAGCAGATACATTGGCTGATAAATTTCCAACAATCATTACCCTTGAAAAGAAAAAGAATTTTAGTAAACTAAATGTATCATGATTTTGGCAACAGCAGAAGATTTTCTATATTCGGTTCAGGATTGGCAAGATCCAAATCCTTTCCCTGTCATTACTGTTGAAGACGGTATTTTTGTTGTTAGGGATGACCTTCTTGGTGGTGGTTCAAAGATGCGGTTTATAGACAACATGATCAAGACATGGCCATATAAGGAATTTGTATATGGTAGTTCTCCTGCTACTGGATATGCACAAATCAGTTTTGCTAAAGTTGCGGCAAAATATGGTAAGAAAGCAGTCATATTCATGGCTCAAAGAGATATGAATAACCTACATCCGTATCAACAAGAAGCAATAAATTCTGGTGCTGATATGCGGTGGGTTCCAAATGGTATGCTCAGTGTGACTGAAAAACGAGCAAAAGATTATGTAAAAGAAGATACAACGAATCGGGTGTTGATTCCAATTGGTGGTGATCATGTTGATGTTTTGGCTTGCATTATAAAAGTTGCAAGATATAATATTGGAATGGTTCCAGATGAAGTTTGGACTGTTGGCTCAAGTGGAACTCTGACGCGAGGATTACAGTTGGCATGGCCAAACACAAAATTTAATGTTGTCACTGTTGGTCATAAAGGAAATTATGGAAGAGCAAAGGTTTATAATTGTGATATTCCTTTTAATAAACCTGCAAAAATTCTTCCACCATTTCCCTCTGCACCAACATATGATGCAAAGGCTTGGGAATTTATAATGAAACATCGCGGAACAGGAACTGTACTTTTTTGGAATGTAGGGGCATGAATAACTACGGATTTTATGAACGAAATGATCATGTAATCAATTCGGAGATTAATGTATTCTTCGAAGACCTTCTTGCAATGACACCAGCAGAGTTTGGTGTTTGGGTAAAAAAGATGCGAGAAGAAATATTGCATTCATGGGACACATATGGGTGTCCACCAAGAACAGGCAAAAATGAACTGGATATTATAGATCAGTTCAATAAAATGACAACATATCCAGTTTCAAATTTTACTCATACCGATGAGTTAAACACCGATGGTACTGTTGAAGATGTTATTATTAACAAAGCAAGAATAGGTGGAGAAGCAGATCAATGGTTTTCAAATATGATGAAAACTAGAATCAATTATTCTGAAAAAGATAATGGCTATTCTGTTTATGATTTGTTTTCTGATAATAAATTCCAAGATAGAGTTGTTCGTGGTGCCACTCGTCATTTGCGAAGAGATTCGTTTTATCGACACGCTCTTTCTGCGATAAAGCATAATACAAAATATTCAATCGTTGATGTCTCTTCTGGCGAAGAATGGTTAGAAGCATTCTTTGGTAATCCAAGCATTTTTGAGGGATATGACTTCATGCTTGAGGAAGTCGCCATTCGTGATGGGCTTAACACGGGCTATTTTCAAATTCAGCAGAGTGATATTTTACAAATAACAAAAGATCAATTCTTGGCGTGGAAGCCAAAGATGTCGTACAGACATTATTCTACATTTGATTCGGAGAACCTAAAAGATGATAAAGTATATTCAATCCGTATTTACAAAAAGGGAGAAAGAGTATTTCCTGCCGGTTTTGCTTCTTTCCGTATTGGCTATATTCAAGTTGCTGTTAATTTCCCGCCGCTAACCGCAAAGTACCTATATGAAAGATTTACAAATCATATTACAACCAATGAAACAATTCACATATATGATCCTTCTAGCGGTTGGGGAGGTCGCATTCTGGGTGCTATGGCTGTGCGCGATGATAGGGTTGTGCATTACATTGGTACTGATCCTAACACCGATAATCATTTACCGGAGGGGTCAAGATATGGTAAATTGGCTGATTTCTTTAACGAAAAAACATACAGAGCCAATCCATTCTTCAGCCACACAAATACCTACGAAGTGTATTGTGAAGGATCAGAAGTAATATCAAATAATCCACAGTTTCAAAAATACAAGGGAAAACTTGATTTAGTGTTTACTTCTCCTCCGTATTTTAACAGAGAGGCGTATTCTGACGATGCAGAACAATCTTACAAGAAGTTTAGCACATATGATTCTTGGAGAGATGGCTTTTTAAAGCCAACACTACAGACATGTTATGATTATTTAAAAAATGATCGATATCTTTTATGGAATATTGCAGACCTCCTAATAGGAGGAGATTATTTACCTTTGGAGAAAGATTCTAAGGAATTCCTAGAAAGTATAGGAATGCAATATAAAGGTGTACTAAAGATGGCATTAGAATCTATGCCGGGGCAAAATAGGTTGGATGAAAATGGAATTCCCAAGTGTAAAAACTATTGCAAAGTTGATGGAAGTTATATAAAATATGAACCGATATTCGTATTCTATAAGCCATGACACCTAAAAATACAGAAGACATTTTTTACGGCAAAGAACCCAACTGGAAGCATTGGAAACCAGAGGATTTTTCTGATTATGAAAAAGTTACTTGGTCTATTGCTCTTGCGGCAAATTGGTATAATATTCGTTACACAGAACGAGATTATAGAAATGCCGTCTGTGAGTATGTGGATCGGTTAAAAATTAAAGACGGTGAATATATTAGAAAACTTGGAACAGAACGATTTGAATTTAGAACAATAGGCGCAAAATGTGGAGCCGCAAATCGCGGTTGTATTTTGCCAGATGATTTTCAGGCTAAAGTAGATGAAACAATTGAAAAACTAATCAATCTTGGAAAGTCAATTTCTTCTGATGTTAAAGAAGAAAACCCTATTTCTGTGCGGGATAGGGTGCGAAAGAATGCATCTAGTCTTTGTTCTGAATTGGAATTAATTATTGACAACTATATGATGTATTTGTGTGGCAATAATTCCAAATATAAGGAGTTTCAAACAGAAGAATGGCTAAAAGAAAAACAACCAAGTGCAATGCACTGCGAATTTATGATTGAGTTTTTGGAACCAAAGATAAAGGAACTGTCGGATGTAATTGCAGGCAAAAATAAAGACTTGGTGGAAGGTTATAGTCATCTAAAGAAGGCACAAATAAAGAAGTTTCATGATTTCATCAAGTTAATTCGTGATCATGTTATTGTTAGACAAGGAATTGCCAAGAGCAATCGTAAGCCAAGAAAGAAAAAGAAAAAGAAGGCAGATCAAGTAGTAAAGAAATTGAAGTACATGATCCGCGATCAAACTACAGGCGCAGAATCAATTCTTCCAGAAGCAATTGTTGGTTGCTCTACTCTTATTGTTTACAACACTAAGAATCGAAAAGCATCAATTTATTATGCCGATCCAGGCAAAAGTGGAATCACAGTAAAGGGAACCACTTTAATTGGCTATGATGAAAAAACTTCTAAAGAAAAGACAATTAAGAAGATAAATGAATTTATTAAGTCTGCAAAAAATGATGGTATTCGTGCTATAAATAACCATTGGAAGGACATAAAGACAAAGGAAACTAAGCCAAATGGGCGCATTAATTCTAATGTTCTTTTACTCCGAGCACTTAAATGACAGTTAATTCATTTAATTTTAAGGGAAATTATAAAGCGAGAACTGCATCTGGTTTGGTTATAACATATCAAACGGGAGATGTTGTTTTTTATCAGGGAAAAACTTATGTTGCCACAAATACAATACGAGATTTGGCTCCGGATAATGTCCAAAATGGTGGATGGCAACAACTTGTTGGTGGTTCACAGCCCATTCAGTTTTATTGGGGTCCTGATGTTCCGTTGAATCCTAATATTGGAGATGAGTGGTTTAATACAACTAATGGTAAAATATACAAGTATCTACCGGATGGCAATAGTGAGCAGTGGGTAAATAATTATTGACTTTTATTACTATTTCTTTATAATGAATATAACGAGGTGCAATTATAATACTCTTAGATAACAACCAAATAATTTTAGCCAGTATCTTTCAGTCTATGAAAGATTATCCCGAACTAAATGAAGACTATATTAGGCATATGGTTCTAAACACATATCGAAAATATAATTCAGAGTTTCGTGAGGAATACGGGCAACTCGTAATTTGTAATGATTCTAGTAATTGTTGGAGGAAAAAAATCTTCCCACAATACAAACAGAATAGAAAGAAGAACCAGTCAAATTCTGATATGGATTGGGATGCAATCTATAACAGTCTTCATACTATTCGTTCTGAAATTAAAGAAATTTTTCCGTATAGAAACATCACAGTTGAAACAACGGAAGCCGATGATATCATTTTTGTGTTGACTAAGCATTATCACAAGTTGGAAAAGATACTTATTTTGTCTAATGACAAAGATTTTATGCAACTTGGTCAATTTGAAAATGTTTACCAGTACAGTCCCTTGAAAAAGGGATACATTAAGAGCGATAATCCAAAGATATTTTTGTTGGAGCATATCATTCGCGGAGATTCTTCTGATGGTGTGCCTAACATCCTTTCGGATGATGACACATTTGTTAATGAAGAAAAATCTCAAAAGAGACTTACAACCAAGGTTATGTCTAAAGTTATGGATGACATCGTGAATAACCGCATTCAAGAGTTACCTTTTTATGACAGAAACAAGTCTATTATTGATCTGTCTTGCATTCCTAGTGATTTGGAGCAAGCGGTTATCGAACAATTTGAGAAACCAGTTATTGGCTCAAAAGCAAAAGTCATGACATACATGATTGAAAAGAAACTAAAGAATCTAATTACAAACATAGAGGATTTTTAAATGTCAGATTACTACAAGGGTAAAGAACCAGACAATCGGGATTTTAAGCGCACAGTCAAGAAGACACGGGTAAAGAAAAGCCGTGGCACAAGACACGATACTCGTCGTATTTTAGATGATTTAAAACATGGAACAGTTGACTTTGATGATATTATGGATAAAATGGAAAACGAGGATTACCAATGACTGATACTAAGACAACAACAAAAATTTCAAAACAAACACTTACAATTCTAAAGAATTTTACTTCAATCAATTCCAATCTTCTGGTAAAGCCAGGTAATAAGATTGTTACTGTTGCTCCCGCTAAAAATGTAATGGCAGAAGCAAATGTTTCTGAAACATTTGATGTAGAGTTTGGAATCTGGGATATGAACAAGTTTCTAGGAACTGTTTCATTGTTCAAGGATCCTGAATTTGTATTCAACGATAAGCATGTTATTATTTCTGGTAATAATAGTTCAAGCGTGACTTATTACTACTCTGAACCCAAACTACTGACAGTACCAACCAAGTCAATTAACATGCCAGATGCTGTTGTTGAATTTGATTTGACTGAAACGATCTTTGATGAGATTGTTCGTGCGTCTTCAGTTCTGCAACTACCGCACCTCTCTATAACTGGAGATGGGAATAAGTTGATTGGTGTTGTTTGTGACAAGAACGATCCAACATGTAACAAGTTTAGTGTTGAACTTGGAAAGAATACTTCCGATGCAGATTTTGAGTTTGATTTCCGAATCGAAAATCTAAAGTTCTTGCCGGGTGAATATCAAGTAAAGATTGCGAAGTCCACTATTAGCCAATTTAGCCATAAAGATATTTCTTTGAAGTATTGGGTTGCATTGGAATCGACTAGCAGTTACCATAACTGAGTAAATCCCATGTGTCTGAAGAGGACGATTGGATTTCCAATCGTCCTTTTTCTTGGAGTTAATTATGAATACTATTAATTTGTTTGTAGAAAAATATCGTCCAAAAACCATTGATGAGTGTATTCTTCCTGCTTCTCTTAAAAAGACATTCAATGATATTGTAAAAGGTGGAGAATGTCCCAACCTTTTACTTTCAGGAAAGGCTGGAACGGGTAAAACAAGTGTTGCCCGAGCATTGTGTAACCAACTAGGAGCAGATTGGATTATCATTAACTGCTCTGAAGATGGTAACATTGATACGCTTCGAACTAAAATTCGTCAGTTTGCTTCCACCATTTCTTTGTCCGATACAAAGAAAGTTGTTATTCTAGATGAGTTTGATTATTCAAATGCACAATCAATCCAGCCAGCACTACGAGGCGCAATTGAAGAGTTTGCAAAGAACTGCCGATTCATTCTGACATGTAATTATAAGAATCGAATCATTGAGCCAATTCATTCTCGTTGTACTTGCATAGACTTCTCTATTCCAATCAAAGAAAAGCCACAATTGGCAAAAGACTTCCTTTCTCGTTGTGAGTTTATTCTAAAGGAAGAAAAGATTGGTTATGATAAAAAAGTTCTCACACAACTCATTATAAAGCATTTCCCGGACTTCAGAAGGACTTTAAATGAGTTGCAGAGGTATTCCTCGGCTGGAATCATAGACATTGGTATCTTGAGCGAAGTCGGGGATATAAAGATAAAAGAACTCATGGATCACATGAAGAATAAAGACTTCAGTGCAGCCAGAGTTTGGGTTGTATCGAATATAGACAATGATCCACAGCACATCTTTAGGAAGTTATATGACGGCTTATATGAAAACTTAAAGAGCGGATCTATTCCAACTGCCATTCTTGCTCTAGCGGAATACCAATACAAATCGGCATTTGTCGCGGATCAGGAGATCAATTTAGTGGCATGTATCGTTGAACTTATGATGGGGTGTGAATTTAAATGAAATTGGGTGACTTTTTAACTGCTATTAACTACTCAAAGGAACCGATCCTTGATGGGGATAATAATCCCT